TATCTTACCAGTTAAAAGAAGTCGAAGACGCCCTCAATACAATTGATGATCCGCGATATCAATTTATCTTACATGATTACATTATTGAGAAACGTTTCAGCCGCAGTGAAGCTTGTGGCCAATTATCGGTTAGTGTCAGCAAGTTTAATTATATGAAGAATGAAGCATTACACGCTTTTGCAAAATTTTACAGTGATCTAACGGTTTGAATGCCTACTATAGCCAAACTTCAACAATTTTATTGTATAATTAATAATGTGCAGTTAAATATTTGCTGGAGTGTCCTTGTAAATGAGTTCTTTTATAAAAAAATGGTTGTTTGAAGTTACTGTAAATATTACATTGTTAATTGTTCCGGCTTATTTGATAGTTTCTAGCATATTTCAAGATGGCCACATAGTTTTATGTTTATCTACGCCGGTACCTATTTTTGGAATAAAATTATTAACGTTTAATTTTATGGTTTTGTCAGTGCTTGATTTTTTGCATTGGCCGTCTGATTATCGTGAACCTAAAACTATAAGAAAGGTTATTTTTGTGATACACATTACTATCGCAGTCATTGCCTTGATAATAAGCGTTAGACTAATGGCTTAACAATAAAAAAACTGTTAACCAAAGTTGGCTAACAGTCACTGCCCCGCGCAAGTATTAAGTCACTGGAAACAGTGGCTTTTTTGTTATATTTTTGGCTGCCCTTTTGGCTGACTTTTAGTGAAAAGAGATGACAACCAATGACAAACTAGAGTAATAAAAAAGCTGTAATCACGGTGTTTTTGACAACCAATGATAACAGCTGATAACGAATATTGGGTATACTGGGCTCGAACCAGTAAATTACGGATTCAGAGTCCGCTGCCTTACCAATTTGGCGAATACCCAATAACAACTATTTAATAGTAACTTTTCCAGCAAATACTGTCAAGACTTTGCTGAAACTTTGTGTCTATTTTTTGCATTTTTGCTTGAATATCGTATCAGTTGGTGGCTAAACTAGTTGAATGGAAGGTGAGTGTATGTCGAAGTCAGAATTAGATCATTTATTCGATCATCTGCGACAACAATTGATCGTATGGGCGGTCACGGCCATCGGATTAGCAGTTATGCGCAGCTTTTTGTTACCGCAATTATTGACTTTCGTTTTTTGGTGTAGTGTGGCCTACTGTTTGCTCTTATTTGTTGGTTTAGTTGTTGTGACGATTTTTAGGTGGCAAAAATCTTAATTATATTTGACAAGCCGCTTATCATTCGGTAAGATAATAAATGAGTTTGTGCCCGCTGGTCAAATTGGTTAAGACGTCGCCCTCTCAAGGCGGAGTTACGGGTTCGATCCCCGTGCGGGTGATAAGTTGACAAATATAGAGAAACGGCAAAGCACCAAAACGCTGATATAAAGGCGTTTCGGTGCTTTTGTTTTACACTCGAAAACCACTCAAACACGATATGTTCTTCCACGATTCTTCCAAAAACTAAAAAAGTAGTCAAAATATAGCAGTTTTTGGAAGAAAAATTAACAAATGATTTTGTAATCCCTTGTGGCACAAGGAATACAGCAATCACAAAATTATCATTTTCTAAAATCCTTCGTCCATTAGCTCGGTAGCCTTCTTATCTGACACGCCGTTTTCTTCTTCAATAAGATGGACGTAGGTGTTAACGGTCGTTTCTAGTTTTTGATGTCGAAGGCGATGTTGAACATAGGGAAGGGACTCATGATTTAAGATAAGAATCGAAGCGTGTGTGTGCCTCATGGCGTGTGTTGTAACTTTGTTGATCTTTAGACGGTTACAAATACGTCCTAGCTCTTCGTTTGCATTCCCATTGCCCACGATTTTTCCTAGTTTAGACCAAAATACGAGGTTCTTAGGATTCTTCATTTCGTGTAGTTCTAAATAATCTTTCTGTGTGATGCGATAGGCCCTCATAAAACGACAGTAGGCGGGTCCTATGGTTATATCTCCATCGGCCTGTCCATTTCCTTTAGTTGGACGAAAAGTCTGTCTACGTGCATCCCATTGCTGTTTAATGTGAACTATTCCATTATTCAAATCTAAATTATCCCACGTTAGGCCAGCAGCTTCCTCGAACCTGGTTCCAGTTTCTAGTTGAAACAGCATCATTAGCATAGTCATGTGGTCATAATCAGCTATTTTAATGAGGTATTTACGCAGCTTCTTATAATCGGACAACGTCAAATACTTTTCCTCTACGGGCTTAGGAGGGCGTCCGGTGACGTGTGCCTTGTAAGCAAAGTCACGTTTTAGAATACCATCGGCTACAGCGTCCTTGATTGCGGTGTGTACTTGTTGATGAAGTTTGTGAGATGTGGCAATTCCATGACTGCGACCAAATTCATTCAGAAATTTCTGATAATCCGGCCGTTTAATTGAGCTCATAGGTTTATCCTTAAAATACGCGGAGATGTGTCGCCAATTGCCCATATACAGCTCATGAGTATGACGCGATACACCGTCAGTTTTGTATATTCTGATCCAATCAAGAAAGTAGTGCTTTAGACTCTCAGTGCTACGTGATAAGTCAGCACCTTCCAGCAGAGCATTTTTAGTTTTAGTTTCCCACTCAACAGCGTCGGTTTTGCGCTTTTCTAAATGGGTAACCGATTTATAATTACCGTCATCATCCTTATAAGAGACACGGGCTTGCCATTTACCATTATTAAGTTTGGTTACTGACATGTTTTATTCCTCCCAACTGGAAATAATAATAGGCTGACATTTCCAAACGTATGTTCTTTTATGTGCTAAAATAAAAGCACTAAAGTAGTAAAATGCTGTTTATTTTATATATGATATGTGTAATCATATGTAAGTGGAAGAAAGGAAGTGAAGGTTATGAAGAAGGTAGTAGCATATCTTATGTTAACGTCAATGGAGTCGACATTCATTGCATTAATACTGTGGCCGCTAATTCATAGCTATATTCCCTTTGCCATTTGGATATTTTCCATTCTTGTTATTCCAATATTTATTTCTCTGGTTCCTGATCATTCTCTGGCTTTTCCTTCGATTTTAGGTTTTCGTGTGAAATTACGGTTCCAACATCCTTGATCTGAGGTTTGATATTCTTCACTTCATCAGGAACATTTTTTGTTTCTTGTTTGAGACGTTTAAGTTCGGCCTTCTTTTGTATGTGCGAGATTCGGTAATCATCCCACCAATTCAGAATGCCTTTTTTCTTCCCCTCTTTCCCAATTACTAAAGAGATTAAAGTAACAATTCCACCAAAAGTAATTACTTGATTCCCTCCAAGACTAGCTACTGTGTGAATGATGTTTATAATTGCTTGTATGTTTTCCTGACCAGTTATAAATCCTAAGGTGCCCGGACAATGAACGTCTGCTTGTAGTTCTACTTGGTGTAAATAATTAGACTGTTCGTCTTTTGCCATTTCGACAATACCTTGCCAATTTGCAAGAGTTAAATCGTCTTCTAATGTGGTGTAGACGGTTAAATGAATTTTTTTATGTTTTTGAAAAAGAGGAAATATTAAAGGATCAATGTATTCCGCGTAACTTGAAATGTTAAAAATTGCTTGATGTGCAGACAAAATCCAATAAAGTTCGCCGGGGAGTGATGATCTGTGTATTGTTTTCATCCATGTAACGTTTCGCCGTTTTAGATTTTGATCGACTTTATATTGAATTCCATTGGGTCCGGAGTTTTCTTTTTTTGTTCTTAATTTTGATTTATCAGCATCGAATGGATCTCCTGTAATAACACCTATTGCAAAATAATCAGAACTTTTACCAGGCGTAAGAACAACATCTCCAATTTTCATGTTATTAATAAATTCAAAACATTGAGACGAGGCAATCGTCTGCCAATGTTTGGTTTGATGGGGATAAGAATCAATGTACATTTGATGGATATCTGGGTTTTTTAGACCATCTTTGGGGCTATCATCGGAGTGGATTGACTCGATAGTTACCTGATTATGTGCAATCGAAATGAAAGAATTTTCAATGTAGTCATCTAGATATTTTCCACCATCAGCACGAACTAACCAGTAACTTGTGTCATCTGGAATTGTTAAAATTTCAAAAGTGCCTTTATTATTCATACTTTAATCCCCGCATTAGTATATACAATATTAATTTGATTTTTGTTAAAATAAATTATTTTATTTAAAGCGAGTGACGGGAATCGAACCCGCGACTACAGCTTGGAAGGCTGTCGTTTTACCACTAAACTACACTCGCATAAGAGCCAACAATGGGTTTTGGTCGGCTCAACAGTTAATTAGAATGTACCTACAATTATTTTTGCTTAAGACGATCAACCATATCTCTTTCCATTCCTTGGATTATGCGGTCATATTCTTTCCTTGAGTAGCTATCTTTTGTAAGATAAACGAAAGCATACAGATTAATAAAAGAGGTTAAGTCATTAGTAATGTTATCTATGAGTTCGTATTTCGACATATCTTTATCCATAATCTTACCTTCTTTCTTTTAAAAGTGGGTGGCAGGGATTGAACCTACATAACAATTTCAAACGAGAGAGAAGGGCTGAAATCGTTATTCTACCATTGAATTACGCCCACGTGATGTACGTGCTAAAGTAAGCGGTAGTATGGGTTATTTGTTACAATGCGAGCGGCAGGAGTCGAACCTGCATCAATATAGGATGTGAGACCTATGAGAAGTGTGCAAATAATTGTTCTACCGTTGAACTACACTCGCGTGAAAGCCCATAAAGGGCTTGGATATAGAAATTCAATTCTATAGTTTTAGTTATTTAAATTGTTCTGCAACTTTTTTTATTTGGTCTGAATAATTCATAATATCAACAGGTGATTCAAAGTCTAATTCGGTATTGTCATCATCATGCAAAATAATGAAATTACGATTTGTGTGAAAATAAATTCTTAAAACCCATTTGCGATTGCTATCGTCTATTAATACATTAAAGTAGCTTCGATTATCTCTATAAACAATTCTATCTTGTCCAATTGTTTCTCTTAGAATGACCTTGGTTACGGCGAAAGATTCTAATTCATCTGGTGTAGTGACTATCTCTGCTTTAGGATCAGGCGTATCTTTGAGCGATTCGGTAGAAGCAGTAGCATCTTTAACAGTTTGATTTAATGCGTTACTAAGTTTGCTATTAACTTGTTCAGAAATAATCTGAGTGAAGCCCTTACTAATCACAGGCCTGAATTGATCAACCACTTGCTGGGTTTTCATGCCATCATAAATTTCAGCTAAAATAAGACGGACAAAGTCGTCAGCGGGATTATTCATTTGCTTTTTTAGATATTCTTTAGTTAGACCTACATATTTCAAGTCAGAGGCTGAATCAGTGATGTTGTCGATGTCAAAGTTGTCTTTTGTAAACTTAAACAATTCAGTAATTTGTGTATCTTTTATATCAGATAACTTGATTGTGAGAAAGGGGGTCTTATCCATAACATTTGGTTCTTCTAAATCAGTATAGAATTTGTATGTATCACCATTAGTAAGAATACCAAACTTAGCCTTGGTTGCAGTAAAATATCTAAAAAGCTGGGAATCCCGCTTATTTAAATCATCTGATAGTTCTTTAGTCTCCACTAGTATTTGAACTTCGCCATTTATCACAACGGCGTAATCGACACGTTCTCCTTTTTTGCTACCAAAATCGGCAGTATATTCAGGAACAAATTCAGTAGGATCAAAAACATTGTAATTTAAGGCTGCAAAGAAAGGCATTACTAGAGCATTTTTGGTAGCTTCTTCAGTTTTTAACATCTCGCTCATACTGTCGACTTTTTTTGATAAACCATTTATTTTATTTTCAAATTCACTTTTTTCCATCTGTTATTCCTCCAAAAATATGTTATTCCCCAAAACATACTAATTTCAAAAAATGTAAGCAATCCCAACTCCTAGCTTTTGTCGACCTCCTATCTGGTATATAGGTTGCTATGGCCATTTTTTAGTTAATCTTTTTTGAGATTTGTGTATGAGATAACCCAAGAGCCCACAGATGAGCTGGCTTTCTTTACTCTTACTGTAACTGTTTCACCTTTAGTAACCTTGGGATTTTCCGAGCTTACGAAATTCAAGTGTTTGCCAGTTTCAAGGTTATAACCAAATGCGCTATTCGGAACAACCTTATTGACTTTGAATTGAACGGTTTTTCCCTCAATATCTTTATTAGCATTTAATGCTGATTCTGCTGTTGAAGCAGTATAATCAGGCTTTTTGTTTCCACAACCGGTCAGTGTAAAAATTATAGCTATAACGGCTATGAAACCAATACTCATCTTTTTCATTTATAATTCCTCCAAATTAATTTATATTAATCTCCGTCGAATGGTACCCCGTATTGATAGGACAGTTCTCTGTATGAATAGGGAATATGGCCATTTTCCTCAATAAAAAGCATTCCCATCAATCCAACTGAAAATTCATCAGCTTCACGTTCAAACTTAGAATGTCCATGTTTAACGGAAGTGTAGTACCCAATCAACCCCTCATGGAATATAACGTGTCCTAGTTCGTGACCGAGTATGAAATACTGTGTAGGCGTGTGTTTAATAGAATTATTGAGTAGTATGATAGGCTCTTGGTTGTCATAAGCATTTTTACCTAGAGGCATTGCCCCAAAATCACACCATTCCACTTGTATGTTAAGCTTTTCCGCAATTACAAACGGGTCCGCTGTGTGATAACGATTGACAATAGTTTTAACGATATCTTTTACTCTATCCATAAGTAAAACTCCTAATCATGCTTGTGGCGTTTCCAGAATATTGTTGCCATGGCCACACGCACTTGTTGTTTTTCTTCTTCAGTAAGATCTTCACCCCCATAGGTCATTGAGCCTTCATTCGCTTCAAGAAAATCCTTCAGGTCAATGGTATCTTTCTTGGTTGCCCATTTTGGCGTGCCATTTTTTCCAAGCAAGTAGTCAGTTGTCACGGAAAAACGATCTGCAATTTTAGAAAGTGTTTCAAGATCTGGCTGTCGTTTTCCTTGTTCATAGGAAGCCAGTGTTGTTTTGGCCATGCCTAATTGCATTGCTAATCTCTCTTGCGTTAGACCAGCTTCTTTTTTTCGTAATTCTTTAAGGCGTTCAGCAAACATTGATAGGCCTCCTTCGTTAATTATAAGATTACTACGCATAATGCGTATTTTGTACAAAAATATAAAAAATACTCGTTTAGAGTATTTGTGTGTTGACTAAGTACGCGAATTGTATTATATTAGTAAGCATCAAAGGTACGCGAAACGTATTACTTAGTTAGGAGGTGTTAACATGCGTCATTGGTTAAAAGAGTGGAGAGACATCAACGGACTAACGCAAAAAAAGGCTGCTGAATTTCTTGATATGCCAGAGACAACTTTAGCGTCTTACGAACAAGGACATAGAACACCAAGTGTTGGTAGAGCTAAGAAAATGGCTGTAAGAATGAATGATATATCTTCAAAAAAACGTGTTAAATGGACTTATTTTTTTGAAGATAAAGTACACAATACGAGTAAATAAGGAGATGCCAAAATGAAGCCAATAACAAGAGATGTTTTAATCAATGCATTAGCAAAGGTTAAGCCAGAAACACCAAGAGTAATGTTTGAGGCACTAAGCGATAAAGCACTAGATGCTGAATTTCGAGCAGTAACGGCCGAGTATAACGAGCAAGCTAGCCAACTTATGTCAGTTTCATATTAGGAGGTGCGAACATGTCAGATACGATATTGATTCGGCATGAGGCTCCAAAGGGCTTCCAATTCATTAGCGAAGAAGAATACGAGAGGTTCCAAGCATGGCAGCAAGCACAGCGTGGTATTTGTACTTGGAAGCTTAAAGATTTGGCCAGGTATAAATACGGAACTAAATCAACCGAACGAGCCTCACGATATTTAACCAAGCATCGCCATGATTTGGATATTGAACAGGGTGGCTTTATTGATTATGTGAATACCCATAACGGCTGGCAGATTCCAGCAGCTGAGATGATGGATTACCTATTAGATCATCCCGATTAATTTAAATTATAGGTGAATTACATGGAAAGGCCATATAAAGCCCTTTCCAAAATACAGAGGTGTAGGTATGAAGAACAAGTTTGCAGAGCAATTGTCATTGGCATTAGGTAGAGATAAAACACTAACACAGCAGCAGATTGCAGATGGGACGCATGTTTCTCCCGGACAATTGTCTCGGTTGAAGAGTGGATCAAGAAGCACTGATTCACAAATAAGGAAGTCGTTAGCAAATGTAATTAACGATTTTTGGCTTAATTATTCTGGTGCTCGTGAGAATTTCGGCGTGCTGTCATTCCAGAATGACAGGCGTCTAAAGGGTGACATGTTCTCATCCCTAATGCGTCAGAAAAAAGAGCAGCAAGAACGAGAGGCAATGGAAGCTGAGTTTGAGAACGCTATTGCGATTAATCCAAATGATCGGACGCCAGCGCAACAGCTAGTTATTGAACGTTATCCACGTGAATACGCTGAAGAGATTAGCGCCGAGATAACTGATTTAGCTAAGAAAGCTGAGTATGCCGGTATTCCAATGGATAAATTGCAGGAAGTAATCGATAAAGTCAACCAAGAAAATGGCTAGGAGGAAATAGCAATGATTGAAGGAGCAATAGTAGGCTGCGCGTTAACGGCATTGTGGTTTAAACGTCATGAAGTTGCTGGCTGGTTTGGAATTTAAGGAGATGAAGACAATGAAATTTACATTCAGGATTGGAAACGTGCTTTACAAACAGATCACGATTGAAGAATTGAATAATCTTTTTGACACATTTAAGGAGGCCGAACGAATTGGAAGCACGCAAAGTATCGCTAAAGCCTAAATTTGAGTACGAAAAAAGCTGCTCGAGTATTGGTAGTACCCGTGCAGCTAAGACGCTTAATAATTTTATTTTCGAGTTCTATTGTACTCCGAAACAGTCACTAAGACAACGTTTGGCACGGAGGTGGGCGAAATGATACCAGCACAGGCAGATTTAAACGAGCATTGGCAGCAACGTAACGACTCACGTGACTGGGTGCTTGACGCAGATGACTATTGCTACGATGGTGACGAGTTCGGCAAGGCGCAGTTGTTTCAAGATTACATCGATAACAATGACTTTAAGCAGTGGGCGGCTGATATGCAGGCCGATATGTTGGGCACCATTTGTATCGTCACTTTCGGTTCGACTGACGTAAGTGTGTTGTATCCAGATCAAGGTGAGGAACCTAATTGGCAATGGTTGATTGATGTGTTTGGTCAGTCCCGTCTATGGGACGAGCTACTGGCACACATCGACACGGACACGATGATGACACGTCTGGGCTATCACTGGGTATCAGAGGAGGAAGAAGCATGAGTAATGAGTTAGTTACGATGGTTAATAACAATATTGAGGATATGAAGAATAATGAAGGCTTGTCATTACCACCTGATTATTCAGTAGGGAATGCATTAAACAGTGCTTACTTGATTTTGAGTGATACGTCTAAGGGGCAACCATTACTTGATAAGTGTGACCAAGGATCAGTTATCAAGGCGTTGATGAACATGGCAATTCAAGGATTGAGCCCGGCTAAGAATCAATGCTATTTCATTCCTTATGGCAACCAGTTAGTCATGCAGCGCTCCTATTTCGGCTCAATTAGCGTTGTAAAGCGTCTTTCAAATGTGAAAGATATTCAGGCACAGGTTGTCCACAAAGACGATACGTTCAAGATTGGCGGTGAAAATGGGGTGCTGGTGGTTAAGGAGTTCGAGCCAAGCTTTGAGAACTTAGACAAGCCAATTATCGGAGCATTCGCATGGGTCGAAGATCTGAATGGCAACCGGACCTACACTGTTATGACTAAAAAAGACATCGACACCAGTTGGAGCCACGCTAAGACGAAGAAGGTTCAAAACGAGTTCCCAGAGGAAATGGCTAAACGGACTGTAATTAATCGAGCTGCAAAGTTCTACATTAACAGTTCAAGCGACAACGATTTGTTCGTGCAAGCAGTTAACGACACCACTAGCAGCGAATATGAGAATGACGATAGAAAAGACGTAACACCGACTAAAAGGTCATTGGAAGCTGATGTAGCAGAGAATAAAGCCGAGAAGGTAGAATCTGCCGAACCAGCTAAAGAACCCGTTAGAACGGCTGTAAAGGAGGCATCAAGCAATGATCAAGAACCTTTCAAAGACGAAGTCGACCAGCAAAACCTCTTCGACAACCTCAATGATGTTGGATCAGAAGCTGACGCCGAATAATTATTATGAGAACTGGACTGACCGGGCCTACATGTCGCCGACGGTGTTTAAACGGTTTCTAGCATGTGAAGCAGAAGCGTTAGCCGAGTTGCAGGGTAAATGGGAACCATGTATGAACTCAACGGCGTTAGTCGTTGGAAACTGGCTTCACAGCTATTTTGAGAGCGAGGAAGCTCATACGAAGTTCGTTGATGAACACTCCGAAGCAATTTCAAGCCGAGGACCGAGCAAGGGCCACCTAAAAAAGGACTTCAAAATTGCTGAACCCATGATTGAAGCCTTATCTGACGACCATGATTTTAATCTTCTTTATCAAGGCGATAAGGAAGTGATTGTAACTGGTGAAATCGGTGGTTGTCCCTGGAAGGGCAAGATTGATTGCCTTAATTTGAAACAAGGTTACTTCGTGGATCTCAAGACGACCGCTGATATATACAAGGCGTATTGGAATCCAGAAACTCGTGAGAAAGAACCGTTTGTATATGCGTATAACTACCCACTTCAGATGGCAGTCTATCAAGAGTTGATTAAGCAGCAATTCGGTGTGATGTGTAAACCGTACATCGTGGCAGTAAGCAAACAGGATCCACCAGACAAGCAGGCTATTGATTTACCAGAGTACCGGCTTACTAATGCTATGAACCAGATATTGGACTCTCAACAGCATATTCAAGATGTCATTAAAGGCGAAGCAGATCCTACCCAATGCGGACATTGTGCTTATTGTCGTAGTACCAAAAAGTTAGAGAGTGTCGTTAGTGCAGACGACTTGCTCATGGATTGATTAAACAGAATTGGCTTGAATGCAGCAGTGACTGAATCCACCGAATGGGTGAAAGGCCCATTAGTAAAGGAGGTGTAGATTTGGATTATTTCAAGCAAAGGCGAGCTTACAGAAATCTGAAACGGAATCAAATAGATATCTCAACTGGTCAAAATAACCTGTATCGCGAGTTATTGGACTACGCGAACGATGAGTATCAGCTAGATAAACTGTTTACCCTAAAGAATTCTGCGTTGCTCGATCTTACTGGACTATCCGAGGCCGGGCTAAAGAAGGCTAGGAACGAACTAGTACAACTTGGATTAATCAAATACGTCCCTGGCAAAAGAAATAAGCAAAAGCCTCAGTACCAAATTATCAGGCTTTACAGTACCAGTTGGGCTACTAGAAACAATAGTAGTAGCTCAACTAGTAACCCAAGTAGTAGCTCAACTGGTACCCCAGACAGTAGCCCAACTGGTAGCTCCAAAGAACTTACTAATACTACACCTGAACCGACTACTACCGAAAAAGATAATAAGGACCCACGTGACCATATTCGTGAAGAGTTCCAGAACGAAGTGTGGGCTGTTTACCCACGCCAAGAAAAGTTTGGCGACGCATGGAATGCTTATTATCGGGCTACCGTTACTGGTGCCAACCCCGCTGGTAAAGCCACTAAGAGCCAAATCATTCAGGGTATCGGAAATTATAAGCGGTACTTGGAAGTTAAGGGGATACAGGGACAGTACGTTCAGCAGCTAGCGAACTGGTTGGATAATGGCGGTTGGTTAAGCAATTACGACATGACACCGTCCGTTCAACCAGCTGCGACTAGCGATGGTCAGGCATCAAGGGAGGCACAAACGTATGTCAGAAACGACTTCTAAGAGTGCGCGAGGGATTAGCTTCCCTGAGCTACAACGGTTAAAGACCAGTGACCAAGTTTGCCCACGTCACGGCGTGAACCTGGTATACATGCAGGGACATCAACCATTTTGCATGGTATGTGCCAAAGAAGCGATTGAACAGCAAAACCATAAGATTATTGACCATGCCAATGACTACTGGCATAAGCGCCGGACCTCGGACGTGCTAGCTATGGACTCGATATTCGATGATCCGACCCTGATGGATGCCAACTTTGATAATTTCCGCCCGAACAGTTCGGAGTCAGCGAATAACCTAAAGCTGGCACGGAAGATTGCTGGCGAGTATTTAAACCCGAAAACTACGTACAACACGATATTGACGGGTCTGCCGGGGCGCGGTAAGTCACATTTAGCCTTATCTATTGCCAAAGCGGTCAATGATCATGCAGATAAATCAATGGCGTGTTTGTTTGTTAGCGTAAATGAGCTATTTCGACTGATTAAAGGCAGCTTTGGCCACCCTGACAGCCGATATAACGAGCAGAACATGGTTCAGCTACTAAGTGATGCAGACTTGCTTGTACTTGACGACTTAGGCTCAGAAGCGACGTTCCAAAGCCATCAAAGCAAGAACCGAAAGGAAGCCAGCGATTATGTGCAAAATGTGTTGTTTGGCATCGTGAATAATCGCCAGCGAACCATTATCACGACCAACTTAGGTAGTGCCGACTTGGCTAGCGTTTATAATCCAAAAATCATTTCGCGTATATATCGTGGCATCAATGGGCACGTCATCAGCTTTACGGCGGCGACCCCAGACAAACGGGAGGTATCGTTCTAATGTGTAAATGCAACGGAACAAAAATTGTACATGTTGAGATTATGAAAGGTGTCTGGGTTGTACAGCCATGCCCTAACTGCACGAATGAGATACACGCTCATTACGAACAAGAGCTTGAAAGGAAGTTAGCCTATGACAAGTAAAAGAGGTGAGCGCATGAATGAATTGATTAAAATCACTGAAAAAGATGGGCGGCAGTTGGTGTCTGCCCGGGATCTATATAAAGGGCTTCAAATTGCACAACGCTTTAGTCGCTGGGTCGAAAATAATTTTTCTTTGTTTGATGAAGGGGCCGATTTTGACAAGTGTACATCAAGTACGGTTGTCAACAATGGGGCCGTACGGGAAATTGACGATTATGTTATTACGCTTGACATGGCTAAGCAATTAGCAATGATGGTTAGAAACCAAAATGGTAGCCGTTATCGTAATTATTTCCTAGCTATTGAAAGGCGCTGGAACAGCCCAATGGAGGTTGTCAAGCGCGGATATGGGTTTCTGATGAGGGAAAACGAGCAGCTGAAACTAGAGAATGAACAGTTGCAAGGGCCAGCTAGATTAGGCCAAGCAGTTTCAGGCTCAGACGATTCTATCAGCGTTGGTAATTTTGCTAAGGTATTACGCCAGCGCGGTATTAAGACTGGTCAAAACCGCTTGTTCGATTGGCTAAGAACTCATGGCTACCTAATAGCGATGGGGAAACGTTACAACTCACCGACCCAACGAGCGATGGAGCTGGGAATCATGGAAGTGAGAGAAACCGTGATCACCACTAACCATGGTTCAAAGACACGCTTTACGCCCCTAATTACGGGCAAGGGGCAGCAGTATTTTGCTAATAAATTTTTGAAATCGAAGTCAATGGTCAAAGAGGGGTGAGCGCATGACTGAAACACAGGTGCTAGTAATTAATGCTGACAGACCCGATATCGATCACCCACTAGCAATAGGACCAGAACCGGAAATGTTTAAGCTCGCGCAACATAACTACAAATCTGGTGAATGGCCGTTTCCGGTTAGACTGGTTAAGCCTGGGACTAATGTACGCAGTGATGCGGCCTACTTAGCTAGTATGTTACCAGATCCCCAAGCTGAGGAACGTGAGCAAATTAGAGATATTCGCCGTGCTCATCGTGATGGTAACCATACGATAAGGGCGTTGACCGATGAGACTGGCTATATTAGTCAGCGGGTTAGCTATCTAGTGCACAAGTACAGTTTGCCGTTGCGGAACGGCTACTGGCGTGCTGAAAAGTACGACAATCCCAACGAAATTATTACTGGACAAACAGTTGATTTGCTAGGTGATAAGATTGACGCCCCAGCTCGATCGATAAGGCAAGCAAGCTACTCAAACGGCATTGTTTGCGGCTATTACATCAGCCGGGTGCCGAAAGTATGAGTAAAGTCGTGATCAAGGGCGAACTACCTAGCTTAAATGAGTACATCAAGGCTGAACGGGCCAACAGATACGCCGCAGCTAAACTAAAGAAGCGGTACACGGCCTTATGTAGTGTATATGCGCGGGCTAGTCGAAATTCTGGAGTCGAATTCAGCTGGCCTTGCAAGCTTAAATTTACGTGGTACACGAAGAACAACCGGAAAGATGCGGATAATATCGCGTTTGCTAAAAAGTTTGTGCTGGACGGCTTTATGAAGGCTGGGCTTTTAGGCAACGACAATCGAAAGCACATCACAGGATTCCAGGACGAATTTGCCGTTGATAAACGAAATCCTAGAGTAGAAATAGATGAAATTACGGAGGACGAAAATGCCTAAACACACTAAGAAACGCTCAACGATTAAACGGAAGCACCGGCGCATGAAGGAGCACGCCGAAGCAAACAAAAAGGATGTGGGTAAATGTCAAGAACCAAAGTGATTCTGGATGCTTCCTGTGGTTCAAGAATGTTCTGGTTCGATAAGCATAATCCGAACGTAACATATATGGATAAGCGGAATGAAACCGTGACAGCACCAGACAGTAACCTTGGGCACGACCGGGTAATTGAAATTAATCCGGATATAGTTGGTGACTTTCGAAACATGCCATTCGACGATAATTCGTTCTACATGGTCGTGTTTGATCCACCGCATTTACGGTATGCCGGTGAATCATCATGGCTGGCCAAGAAGTATGGAACGTTGGACGAAACTTGGCCTTTTGATCTACGTCAGGGATTTACCGAGTGTATGCGAGTGTTGAAGCCTCACGGCACGTTAATATTCAAATGGAACGAAGAGCAAATTAAGCTGAGCGAGCTGCTAGATGCGATTGGTTACCAACCGCTGTTTGGCGACAAGCGTGGCAAAACCCATTGGTTAGTATTCATGAAAGAGAGCAGTACAGCATGATAATCGCCAAGGAACCAACTAACGAGGAACGAAAGCGGGCGGTTGAAGCGTTCGGGGAGGATTGAAAATGATCATTAACATTAACAATGATTATCAGGTAGAAGCTCAAAAATATAACAATTGGGTGTTACAACGTGTTACAGATAGTAAAGGTGGTCGATTAACGGATAAGCTTGGTAAGCCTACGCCGAAAGCGATTGGCTATTATCCAGATTTGTCATCAGCGTTAAAGGCATTCTATACACAGCGACTTATTGACGATAACGAAGTTTTAAAAATTGATGAATATTTGATTTTGTTGAATAAAACTAATCGTGAACTTTCAAAAAAGCTCGATTTTTTAAATGTTGGAGATGGCGACGATGATTAAGCTTAGAGCGTGGGACAAAGTTCAGAATAAAATGCTATTACCTGACAATATCGAATTTACTAATGGCCAAGCCTATTGGGCAGAAGCCAGCACTGATGGCAATGGTAGTTATTCTAACGATGGTAAAGCAGATGGAATTGGCGCACTGTTTGAGCTTGAACAGTTTACCGGCCTGAAAGACGTGAGCGGCAAGGAAATTTATGAAGGCGATATTTTAGAAAATCGGAAGTATCGTTCAATTGTTAAATTTGCTAACGGTAAATTTTTAGCTGATGTAGTTGGAACTATCAGCAGATTTGACCTTATAGGTGAAACTCACGGTTCGAAAGTTATTGGAAACGTGCACGAGAACGCGGAACTACTGGAGGAAGACAAATAAAAACGTCTTACCAAATAAATGGTAAGACGCTGGGCTTGATACATTCGTGCAACTACAGAGTAGTTCCATTATTTAAGAATTGCAAACAAAACGTAACGTATCATTACTAGTAGCGTTAGCTCTAAACAAGTGTGCCTGGAGTATAGCATACAAAAAGCCGCCTGTTAAGGCGACTAGTCACAGGGCCACTCGAATGACCGTTGTAAGTATAACATAAAAAAACGCCGCCAGTGCTGACGCCGCTACAATTGATTCCCGCAAAATTAATTATAGCACAGTCAAAACAAGGGGTGGCATGATGGAGAGCATTTTTAAGGACGTTGATGAAGAACGAACAATTGCTAATGCGGAACGGGTGCTAAAAGACTATTGGAAATGGCGACTACGAGCTCGCAGGGTTAATTTCAACCTGCAAAGTCCAGCAATGGACGGAATGCCTAAAAGTCCTAGCTATGGCAACCATATTGAAGACAAGCAAGTTAGTAAAGCTAACGATGATTTTATGGCTAATTTAGTTGTCAAGGTCATTGAAGCTGTTACAATTGATGAAGAAACGGAGAAATATTCAGAGCTATTAATGCTGCTCTATGTTAAACGGTATTCGAAAACTAAGTGCATGATTAGCCTGAATATCTCCGACAAAACATTTAATAAGTATTTGAAACAAGCCCAGTTAATGTTCGCTGAGATATATCCGGATGGCGTGGAAGACCTGATCGTTAAAAAGTATGAGCCAGAGATTATTGCTCACTACGACGAGGACTGAATTTACTCCGACAAAATTCCGAGTAAATTCCGACAAGTTTCCGTGTTGATTCCGGTAAATAAGTCAAAAAGGGGAGTAAATTAGTATTATCGAATGTTAGGTAAGCCACCCCGGGCAATTATTACCTAGCATTATTGTGGCCTTAGCTCAGTTGGTAGAGCACCTGACTGTTAATCAGGTTGTCGCTGGTTCGAGTCCAGCAGGCTACGTTAATGTTATGGAAAGGAAGATGAAATAATGGATTTAAAGCATGTAACAACTAGAGAGCTTTCGAAGGAATTAGAATCTCGCTTAGGTATTCAGACCATTAGCTTACAGTTAGAGGAGAAAGCAAAAATCACTGTTGGAGACCAGAAAGTCTTTAGCTTTGATGGTCCAGCAGTGATCATTGTCAATATGGATTAGTTTATGCGCATATATGGATGATGTTTGATGAAAGCGTGAAAGTATCGGCCTTTAGAACTGGCATTCATTAGGCCTTGATACTCGTCAGATGTGACATCACTGTACAGATAGACGTCTCCGCTGTTAAATACAATTTCTAGCTGTTGAGCGCTTGGGTTATACCCAACTTCTGATAGGTCACTAGAAATAACAGGAATTAAATTCATAATATGACCTCCTTTCTATAAATTAAGTATAAGCATAACTGAATTAAGTGCCATTATTAAGCAGATATGATCTAATTGGCAAGATGGCGGTCTCCAAAACCGTCTATGTTGGTTCAAATCCAGCTATCTGTGTAGCCGGCGGATTTATAAGGGGTGATGCGCTCCTCTCTGCCGCCGGCATTAGTCTTCGTGTTTAACGTCGGCCGTTGAATGCGAGTATCGCTGTGGGCTAATTGGCAAGCCACAATGGGATGTAGGTTCGAGGCCTACCAGCGATATAGTTAAATTGAAATTAAGGAGGAATTGGTTATGTTTAAAATTATTGAACAATTAGTAAATGAGATTTTACATGGTCGTTTGGTATCAATTAACAGATCAAATGAAAATTTGGCTGATGGTCAGACATTAGCTCACTATGATTTCAATGTTAAAACAAAAACCCCCACCTCAAAGTGAGAGTCATTTAAACTAGAATCTAGGCAAACTGAGTAGATTGTCATAAGTCGTTTGGTTTGCTTTAGTTCTTATATATGGATCACGGTAAGTGGGATGCACTGTTTCAACTTCGGTTTTATTGCCTTCACGTGAAGTGAAATAATATTCAAGGTTTTGATCAATAAAATTGACCACTTGCGCAACGGTTTCTTCACTCCCATCTGACAGTTGAACCTTTTTAATATCAGATTCGTCGGTGTCAAAACTATTGTCCGTATGAACTTTAACTATTTCATATGACATCTTTCTCTCTCCTTTCGTTAAAGATGAAATAAGTATACATCTATTTGATAGTATTATGAATCACATAATTAGCGCAATTAAACTGGCCACCAAATTGCATGCGGAAACATGTGCGCTGTGGTAATATAATCAAACATGGTTGCAAAAACTATAATCGTTTTTCTGATAACAACCGTGTACAGGAGCCTGACATTTAGTTGGGATCTTTTTAGTAAAGTAAATAGTGTGTATTGCAACTCAAATGATGTTGGATATAGTATGATATAAAATTGTATTGTTGAATAACAGGATCGCCATCTTATGAGGCAACAATACATAGGCCTGGCTGACGTCAGGCTTTTTTAAGTACATACGATTAGGAGGAACTGCAATGAATATGAAAGACAACTGGGTCATTGAGAATGATTGGAAAAAAGTTAACCTAGAATTATTTGGGGTACAATATCCATTCTGTTCAAGCAACGAGGCAACTCATGGTAAAGATGATTAACACAAAATATGGCTACGTCACGCCACAAGAAGCGGAGATGGATGCCCACTTAGATAAATGGATGAAGCGTCTTGCTAAACAGCATGGCGCTTTTAGTTTGGATAAAAATAAGGAGGTGCGGCATGCGAGCACAAAAGAAACCAGTAGTTATTGAGTATGAAGTATTTCAAGATACGGTAACTTGCTTTAATGCATTACAAGATAAGCTAGGGCTCGATCCACTTAGAGTAAGTTATCACGATCCGGATCACCCTATCTTAAAGATTGAAACTTTAGAGGGCACTATGACTGCTGATATCGGTGATTACATCATCAAAGGTGTTCATGGTGAGCTTTACCCATGCAAGCCAGATATTTTCAAGCAAACTTACGACTTACTAGATTAGCTTAATTATCAATCTAAAAGGGCCTAATAAAATCAGGCCCTTACTTTCCCAGCTATTTAGCTTTTCGAGGTTTGGTTCGCTTGTAACCTGGTTGCTTTTTGGATGGAGCTACGGTTACAGTTTTAGAACCGTCCTTGTGTGGGTGGGCTGGAAAATTGCGATGTTCTGGTTTTGCCATCACTATCACCTCCCACAACTATTTTACAACGAAGGATGTTGAATAATGAAAAAAGTTAGTATTATGGGAGTTCAATATAAGGTTTTTTTCAATTCCAATGATTCACGTCTGGAATACGCCGATGCAGACGGTATTACTGATAGCACGACTAAGGAGATTCATATTGCTCAGTTTGAAAATTGTCCAAACTCAATTTCAAATCTGCATGATTATAAGCAAAAGGTCTTATATCACGAACTTATCCATGCTTTTTTGTATGAATCTGGATTAGATTCCAACAGTGACTGGGCAAGAAACGAGGAGATTGTTGATTGGTTTGCTTTGCAGCATAAGAAGATTGATTCAGCTTTTAGTGAGACAAAGTAACTAATTCTAAACCCATCGAAATCGACGGGTTTAAAAACGGAGGTGTGGTGGTATGTAATGAAACGAAAGTTAACGCCAAAACAGCAGAGGTTTGCCGACGAGTATATCAAGTCTGGCAATGCTGCTGATGCGGCTCGTAAAGCGGGATATAGTAAACGCTCAGCCCGCTCAGTTGGGCAGGAAAACCTGACAAAACCTGACATTAAGCAGTATATCGATGAGCAGATGGCTGAGATAGCCTCAAAGCGCATTATGGACGCCACAGAAGCCGTTGAGCTACTTACTAGTATCGCTAGAGGGGAAACTAAAGAAACGGTTTATATTGGCACTGCTGACGGCGTTTATGAGAAACACAAAGAAGCTGACTTGAAAACACGGATAAGCGCTACTAAGGAAATACTAAAGCGTTATCCGGATAACGATAAGCTTGTTGAACAACAGATTCGCAAGCTTAAAGCTGATGCAGATATTGCAGAGGCTAAGGCTAAAGAGGCACGGAGTGGTGAAAGTAATGAGGGACAGACACTGATAGTTGATGATGTGGGAGGCATAGAAGATGAAGACGCTGGTAGTTGACGATACGAATATCAAGAAGGTTATCAGGATATCAGACTTGATTAACCCTCACTTTAAGCGAATGTGGACGACTGGCAAGCCTTATATCGTTGCAAACGGTGGCCGTGGCTCGTTCAAGTCGTCCGTTATCAGCTTGAAGTTAGTAACAATGGTCAAGAAGGCTATCATGCAGCATCACAAAGCCAACGTCATCGCTGTGCTGGCAAACAAGTCAGACTTACATGACACGGTTTACAACCAGATACAATGGGCACTCAGCATGCTTGACATGGACAACGAGTTTATTGCTTATAAATCGCCACTCACGATACAGCACAAGCGAACTGGCAGCACGTTCTACTTCTATGGCGCTGACAATCCGTACAAGCTCAAGTCAAACATCGTAGGTGATGTAGTGGCCGTCTGGTACGAAGAAGCCGCCAACATGAAGTCTAGTGACGTGTTCGACCAAGCTAACCCGACGTTTATTCGGCAGAAACCAGATTGGCTTAATCAGGTCAAAGTGTTCTACTCATATAACCCACCTAAGAACCCGTATGACTGGATTAACGAGTGGATAGATAAAGTGTCAAAGGATGACAATTATCTGATTGACACGAGTGACTATCGCTGCGACGTGCGTGGCTTTACCAGCAAGCAAACGCTTGACTTGATAGAGCAGTACAAGAAGAACGATTACGACTACTATCGCTGGCTTTATTTGGGCGAAGTTATTGGGTTAGGTACGAACATCTATAATCCGAGCTTGTTCAAGCCGTTAGAGGTGTTCCCAGACGATGACTACATTAAGTCGCTATACTTCAGCCAAGATAGCGGCCAGCAGGTGTCAGCCACGACTGAGCTATGTATTGCATTGACGGCTAAGAAGCGCGTTATCTTACTAGATACTTATTACTACTCACCAGCTCATCAGTCAGTTAAGAAGCCACCTAGCGAGCTAGCAGACGAGCTGTACGCATTTGAGGATAGCCGTGAGAAGCAATGGCATAAGAAAGCGTGGAAGCGGTCAGCCGATGAAGCAACGTCCGATTATGCTATTGATCATGAATATTTTAAGAAATATGGCCGGCATTGGAACCACGTCCACAAGATTGAAAAGACAGCAATGATTGACCACGTCCAGGACTTACTAGCCACTGGACGTTTTTATTATCTTGATAATGAAGCCAACCAGATATTTATTGATGAACATCGCAAGTATCAATGGGACGAAAAGACGTTAAAGACCGACAAGCCAAAGGTTATCAAGGTTGATGACCATACATGCGATGCATTTATGTACATGGTTCTAGATAATCTAGTAGACTTGGGTTTGAAGTGGTAGGTGAAGCAATTGGGACTAATTCAACGAATTAAAGATTTATTTTGGAAGGGGGCGGCAGCCACGGGAGTAACAGGAAGCTTAAGCAAGATAACCGATGATCCTCGTATCAGTATTGATCCAGATGAGTATGTTCGTATTCAAACCGACTTGGATTATTACAGTGACAAGTTGCGCTATGTTCGTTATCAGAGCCAGAGTGGCGTACTGAAGCGGCGACCAAAGAACACGCTAAACCTTACTAAGACGGCCGCCCGACGAATTACGTCAGTGGTCTTCAATGAGAAGGCAGACATTCATATCAACAATAACAATAGCGCCGATGAATTTTTAAACAAAGTATTGTTGGATAACGACTTCAAAAACAAATTCGAGGAAGCACTTGAAAAGGGTGTTGCCTTAGGTGGCTTTGCAATGCGACCGTACATCGATGGCAATCATATTAAGATTGCCTGGGTACGGGCTGATCAGTTCTACCCACTGCAATCTAATACGAACGACATCAGTGAGGCTGCTATCGCTAGTCGGGCACAAGTCACAGAAGGAAACCAGACGAAGTATTACACACTGTTGGAGTTTCATCAATGGCAAACTGACGGTACTTATCAGATAACCAATGAGTTATACAAGTCTGACAGCCCTGACTTAGTCGGCAATCAGGTTCCACTATCAATGCTGCCGGTTTATCAGGACTTAGCAGAACAAGTAACGATTGATAATCTACAAAGCCCATTGTTTGCCTACTTTAAAACGCCAGGAGCTAACAACATCAATATCGAAAGTCCGTTGGGGCTGGGTGTTGTAGATAACGCCAAGGACGTATTAGATGACGTTAACGATGTTCATGACCAATTTATGTGGGAGATTCGACTAGGTCAAAGACATATCGCAGTCAAGCCGGAAATGCTACGCTTTGATGACGAGCACAAACCAACCTTTGATTCAGACCAAAACTTATATGTCGGCATGATTAGCGATGACGATAAAACTACCGGCATTAAAGATATGACAACGGCCATTCGAACAGTTCAATATAAAGATGCTATTAATCACTTTATTAAAGAGTTTGAGGTGCAGATTGGGCTATCAAGTGGCACGTTCTCGTACTCAAATGACGGGTTAAAGACAGCTACCGAGGTTGTCAGCAATAATAGTATGACCTATCAGACACGTTCGAGCTATCTAACTATGGTTGAGAAGGCAATTGATAAGCTATGTATGGCAATCTTCGAGCTGGCAAGCAAAGGCGAACTATTTGAAGATGGCAAGCCACTATTTGATATTGATTTAGCTAATGAACCACTTGATGTTGAGTGCCACTTTGATGATGGCGTGTTCGTTGACAAGGACAAACAGCTTGAAGAAGACACAAAGACGATGCTTGCTGGTGGTATGTCTAAGCGGACGTTCTTACAGCGCAACTATGGTATGTCTGCTGATGAGGCGCAGGAAGAATTAGCCAAGATACGTGCTGAAGCGCCAACAGACACTTATGAGGGATCACAAATTGCAACGGACGGCGGTGGTGATGGTGAATGATCACCCAAGATTCGATGATGCACGATGCGAACGCGGCCGTTGACATCTATTCCAAGCTTGAACAAGACATCTACGCACGTATTATCCAAACGCTCAAGACAACTAAGTTTGACACGGTTGATAGTAAGAACGTGCTTCGATGGCAAGTTGAACAGCTGGCTAAGATGGGTGTGCTAAACAAGCAAGTCATTGCCTTAGTGGCCAAGTATACTGGCAAATCTCAACAAGCAATTACAAAGCTCGTGCATGATAACGGGTTTCAAATTGTTAACGAAATTGATGCTACGTTGAGCCAGCAATTGCATAAAAAAATCGTGGTTGATGATGAAATTCGTGACACGATTAACTCTTTACAAAATCAAACATGGAAAGATCTGGATAACACGGTTAACCAGTCGTTGTTGTCCACTAATTACAACGAGAATGGCGCTATGCGAGCTTATCAAGGCATCATCAAGCAAACCACCATGGAAACGGTAGTCGGCCTTAAAACACACGATAGGGCTTTACGAGATAACGTATATAAATGGGTGGATGCTGGCATTAAGTCCAATTTAGTCGATAAGAGTGGCCATAATTGGTCACTTGAAGGCTATGCTCGTATGGTAATCAATACCACAGCCCATCGAACGTTTAATAACTTGCGCTTAAAACGTATGCAAGACTTTGGGAGTACCTTAGCTGTTATGAGTTCGCACCCGGCTTCTCGTGAGGCCTGTGCACCGATTCAAGGCCACGTAGTCAACCTGACAGAGCCTGGTAGTGATACCTTCAATCCAAAGTACGATAGCATTTACAACCATGGCTACGGTACGCCGGCTGGTACTCAAGGCATTAATTGTAGTCACGAGTTATATCCGTTCATTGACGGTGTTAACACTAACAACCAGCCACAATATGACCCGCAAGAAGCGATTGCTAAGGGTGATATACAAGCTAAACAACGTGGCTATGAGCGAGCAATCCGGCAGACTAAGAAGAAGTTGGCAGTGGCCGAAGAGTTAGGTGACAAGGAAGGTGTGGCGCACTATAAGGCGTTGTTAGGCAGTCAGCGGGCCAACATTCGTAATTTGGTTAAAGAGCACGACTTTTTGCACCGTGATTACTCGCGCGAAAAGATATATACGGCAAAGCCACATAGCACTAAGACAGTTGAGCCTGCTTAAATAAGATGGGGGTGCACGATGAGTACAGCAGCTATCAAAGTAAAGTCGATAAGCTGGCTTGGAAGTTCAGCAAGCAATCTGCTTGCAGCTGAGCCAACTCTTATTGTTAATGGAGTTTCGCTGGGACAAGGCATATCTAAGGTGCGGTTTCAGAACTTAGATGGCCAGACGATGATGTGTCCAGAACGTCCGTTAGTAATAGTGATTGAATACCGAGATTGTCTTGTACCAAAAGATGTTAAAGAAATGATTCAGAAAAACAAATTGGTTTAGATGTTGCCCCGAGCATGGCATAAAACTGCTCATTACTTATGCAATCAATTCGCGCGGCCGTTACCGCGTAATAAATAACGTCAGGAGTGATTGACATGGAACGTAAGGATTTAGAAGCATTAGGATTAGACGATAAACAAATGACCGAGGTGATGAAGCTTTATAACGCTGGCATTGAGCCAATTAAGCAACAAGTGGCTGATACTAAATCGGAACTTGATTCAGTTAAGCAGCAGGTGGTTGATCGTGATGGTCAAATCAAGTCGCTTGGTGAGCAGGCCGGAAATTCTGAAAAGCTCAACAAGCGGATTGCCGCGTTACAAGAAACAATCAAGACGAAGGACAGTGAGGCGGCTGCTAGCTTGACCAAGGTCAAGACAGACAACGCTGTACAAATGGCATTGCATGACGCTAAAGCTCGCGATGCTAAGGCTATCATGCCGTTTATCGACATGGATACTGTCAAGCTTGGTGATGATGGCCAACTGACCGGGATTGGCGAGCAGATCGAGAAGCTACAGGAGTCGCACGACTACCTGTTTGACAAAGGTGACGACAATGGTGGCAAACCAGCTGTCAAGATTACTGCTGGCGGTAACCCTAGTGGTGGTGGCAATGGTAAGACGAAGTTGAGTGACATGACTTTGGCGGAACAAGGACAACTTTACCGCGAAGATCGTCAAAAATGGGAAGAATTAGCTAAGCAATAAAAAGGAGGCCATATCAATGGCAGAAACACATTTATCCGATTTAATTGTTCCTGAAGTGTTTGGGAACTACGTTGTAAATCAAATTATCAAGACTAACCGATTTGTTCAATCTGGAATTTTAACACCCGATCCCGATCTAGGGCCACATTTGCTGGAAGCAGGTACACGTATTACAGTGCCATTCCTAAATGACTTAACTGGTGACCCTGACAACTGGACTGACAGTGACGATATTGATGTTAATAACTTAACTTCTGGCAAACAACAAGGCATTAAGTTTTATCAAACTAAAGCTTATGGGTACACAGATTTAGGTACTATGATCTCTGGTGCCCCTGTGCAAGAAACAATTGGGAATCGGTTTGCGGCATTTTGGCAGCGTGCTGATCAAAAGACACTATTAAGTGTGCTTAAAGGTGTCATGGGAGTTACTAAGATTGCTAATTCAAAAGTTTACGATCAAACGAAGGTGTCACCATCGGAACCAATGTTTGGAGCTAAAGGGTTTACTGGTGCTATTGGCTTGATGGGTGACTTGCAAGACACTGCGTTTGGTGCAATTGCAGTTAACTCCGCCACATACTCACTCATGAAGGTTCAAGGACTGATTGAGACTATTCAACCTCAGAATGGGGCAACACCATTTGAAGCTTATAACGGGTTACGAATTGTTTTAGACGATGACATCGAAATTGACTTGACTGACAAAACTAAGCCGATTTCAACTAGCTACATTTTTGCACCCGGTGCTGTACGCTACTCAACTAACATGCGGTCGACTGAAACAAAATATGATCCACTGATTAATGGTGGTCAAGATGTGATTGTTCAAAAGCGCGTTGGCACCATCCATGTTGCTGGTACTAGCATTAAAGCAAGTTTTTCACCTTCAAAGGCTAGCTTCCCAACAATCGATGAACTAGCAAAGTCATCCACTTGGGAAGTTGTCGATGGTATTGACGTACGGTCTATTGGTGTCGTTGCTTATACCGCACAACTTGACCCGGCCTTGACGCCTGGGGCTCAAATGCCGGCAGCTGATACTAGTACTGATACTGGGACTACAAAGTAGTAGTAAGAATTGGAAGTGACTATTAAATGGCTTATCTGACATTTGACGAGTACCGAGACTTAGGCTTCTCACGAATAACTGACGAAGTCACTTATAGCCAGCATGAAGCCGCTGCTGAAACGCAAATTGATATCACTACTCAGTTCTTCTATAACGCTGACTACGCCGCTCATTCGCTGGTTGATGACTTGGCTGGCACCCAATGGCAAGTATTCCGTGCTAAGCAGTTCAAGCGAGCAGTCGCCTTGCAGTGTGACTACTTCGATGAAGTTGGCGCCGATACGCCTATTGGCATTGCTAATCAGGACTTATCTAGCATTGAGATTGGCCGAACCCACGTACAGGCAAACTCTAACGTGAATGCTACCAATTTCGGTAAAACCGGATTAGCTAACGGCGTGATCGCAATCTTGGCTCAAATTGGGCTGATGAGTAGGGCGGTGAGCTACCGATGATGATGAAGCCGCCGAAGCGGATGTGCCAACAGACAATCACGCTCACTCTGACTGATCCAACTAAAACGGATGAATGGGGTCAACCATTGGCGGGCAAGCCAGTTACAATTGAACATTGCGTTGTGCAACCGCAAACGATTTATTCTGGTAGCAACAACGATCGGACAATCGTGGCTAATGCGGTTGTTTTTTTGTACGCCGGAATTAGTAGCCCGCTACCAACGATTACTAAGAATAGCGTCGGTTCTAAGCTTGTATTTGAAGGCGAAGAGTACACCGTCCAAAAGATTATCGACAATCGTGAGCCGTTTAGCAATGAGTTGTACTCGTATGAACTGGAGGTGCTGTGATGGCATTTAGAATCAACGTTGACCTAGATGGTTTCATGGACCAGACCAGTCTTACTAACGTGAAACGCGGGCAATATGCGTTAGCCAATCAAGCCATGTCAGACATGGAACAGTTCGTGCCTAAAGATCAAGGACATTTACGCGATTCCGTGCATGCTACGTCTAATGGCAGCCAAATAACGTATGCGATGCCTTATGCTAAGGCGCAGTTCTATGGCATTATCAATGGTTACCCGGTTCATAATTACACAACCCCAGGCACTACAAAGCGCTGGGATTTGAAAGCTAAGTCAATGTTTATGGATAGCTGGGTTAAGGCGTTTACGGAAGGGGTGAAGTGATGGACTTATTGGAACGGCTAGCAGCTACTATTAATCAAGTGCCTAATTTGCCGATGAAATGCACACTTGGCTATCTGACTGCTGCTGATTCACTGTCACTTTACCCGCTGCCTGGTAGTCGGGTACTTGACGAAGATTATGCTGGCAATCAGCAGTGGCAAATGAACTATGAAGTTGGTATGCGCACCAAGAACCAGCAACAAGCTAATACGACTTTGTGGCTTATCTCTCAAGCTTTAGATGTGTTGACGGCCGACGACTTAGTTAGTAGTAATGGAAGTTTTGAATTTGAATCACTTACGATTAGTGGACAGCCAAGTATATCCGAGCAGGACGCTCAAGGCTACTCAATATATCAGCTGAGCTTTTCTATTATCGTAAACACTTTTACAGGCGCTGAATAGCGCCTTTTTTAATACAGGAAGGAAGTATTTATATAATGTCAAATTTCGTAATGAACGTTAAAAACAAGTTTGAAATCGACGTTGCTGGTAATCAAGATCCCAATGGCGATTTAACTAAGGCTAACTGGGCACAGCTAGCTGCTGGGATCTCTGGGGTTACACCCGCCGCCAATGAAACTGACGACAACACTGCTTATTACGATGGTGATGGCTTTACCGATACCGATGTAACTGGTAAGCGTATCACGTTAGCTTTCAGTGGTCATCGAGTAATTGGCGATGCCGCGCAAGATTATGTTGCAAGTAAATTCTTGGCTATTGGTCAGAATCTGAAGACCTTGGGACGTTGGACTGATACCAATGGTAATGTGGTTGTCTCAAATGTTACATTAACCGCTATTGTACCTATGGGTGGCAATGCTAACGCTAAGCAAACATTCAGCTTTACTATGAGCTTCAATGGCAAGCCTATTATGACTGATAAGACTGGTAAAACAGTGGAATACGACGAAGATGAGACTACCACAGCTAGTGGCACTGCACAGGCACCTGTTCACAACGGATAAATCAGGGGGGTAACCCCCCATACATACTAAAATATAGGAGGATTTTATATCATGACAGCAATTAATTTAGTGGGCGGACCACAGGAGTTTGCGGAGTTCAAATTTGGCAAGCGGCATGCGAAGCTTTATTTTAATGATGAGTTAAACATGAAACTGGCGAATACTCGTTTGAGTGTTGGCAAGCACTTGCATGAGTTGGATGACCAAAAGAAAATGACGGAACTAGATGACAAACCGGTGAAGGAACAACGCCAATTCCTAAACAAACTTTATAAGGATCTGCAAGGCGAACTGGGTGCATTTTTCGATGATCAATTTGGAGAAGGCGCTGGTGATGATCTCTATCAACTAACCAATAAGAGCACTGAACGAATGGCGGCTGCCTTCTTTATGGTCGTCAAGGAATACGATGAACTGCGTGATCAGCGGGATAGCTACATTGACACTTACTACAAATCACGCAAAGCTATGAAGAAGAAGTGATGTGAATGCTTAGCCTAGTTGAGCCACTCGGTACAACAATAACGATTGGCGGTGAAGAATGGACTGTCGATTTAAGCTTCGACAATGTGTTGCGCTGGTATATCTTACTCGATGATGAAGAGGTTGATGATGCTAAAAAAGTCTACCTAGCATTCAATGCGTTTGTAGGCGAAGGCACGGACGTCACTGTAGAACAAATGGTTTCAGTCGTGTCTGAAATATCTAAATACGTTCAACAAACGGTTTATGGCGATCACGATGATGATCCCGACGTTGATTTAAATGGCGACCCTGTACCGCAGGAGCGCTTTTTTAGTTATGAGAAAGACGCAGATGCAATTTTTTCGTCATTTATGGCCGACTATCATATCGACTTAATTGAGCAGCAGGGTAAGTTGCGTTGGGAAAAGTTCAAGGCAATGTTGGACGGGCTCAGTGAGACAACTCAGTTCCGCCGTATTGTCGCTATTCGGCAGAAGTCAACTAGCGGACTGGAAGGCGAAGAACTTACTAGCTTACTGGAAGCACAAGACTACTATCGTTTGGACGACCAAGACACACAAGCGAGTTTAGATAGCCAGATGGGGCAAGTGTTCGGCATGTTAGCAGAAAGAGCAAAGGAGGGATAGTTCATGGCAGATGGAACTGTAACAATTGATTTGTTAATGAATACCAAGTCATTCATGAGTGATCGTGAACGAGTCAATAATTTAATGAAGACGCTTGGATCCGATGCTGGGGACCAAATGGATGAATCCTTTGCTAATAATTCTGATAAAGTTCAACGTAAAGCTAAAAAAACCAAGAAGAAAATTAATGATGAGTTTAATTCTCCAGTTATTATTAAGCTGGAAGCTAAGGCGAAAGAAGCTGGCGTAAAAGATTTTAGAAAGATGCTCAACCGGATTCCGAGAAATCAGTTAACGCTTTTGAAAGCTAAATCGGAACGCGGCGAAGTTATCGACTGGAAAAAAGAAATCAGTCGCATTCCTGAAAAGAAGTCTACGCGATTAAAAGTAGATAAAAAACAAGCTTCTGATGATTTAACTGCTTTGAAGAAACAGTCTGAATCAACTGAACATAGTTTTTCACACCTCAAAGAGATTGTTGTGGGAACATTCCTTGGCAGCGCTATTATGGCTGGGGGTCAAGGTCTAGTAACCGGGCTGAAAGACGCCGCTAAAGCTGGTATGGAGTACAACAAGGAACAAGACACGATGAAGACCGTTTGGACCGCGTTGACAACCGAAGCGCCAAAAGATGGCAAAGAATTAGTCAACTATATCAACTCCCTATCACAACATTCGATTTATGCCGCAGATACGATTAACCGTATGTCACAAAGCTTCTATCACGTTCATTCCAATGTTGAAGAAACTAAGCGCTGGACGAATTCATTCGTTGCCTTAGGTTCGACATTACACATGAGTAACGAAGCCCTAGCGGAATCCGGTGAGCAATTTGCCAAGATTGTTGCCGGTGGTAAAGCTAGTTCTGAAGATATGGCTGTCATGATTAATCGATTTCCAATGTTTGGAGAGGCTTTACAAAAGGCTACTGGCAAGTCAATGAAGCAGTTGTATGCCATGTCAGCTGCCGGAAAACTATCAGCCAAGCAATTCACAGAAGCGCTAGATTATCTGGGCAAAAAGTACAAAGATGGTACTGCGGAAGCCATGACGTCTTTCCAAGGTATGAGTATGTACATCAAGTCCCGCTGGTCAGTGCTAACTGGTAACATCATGGCTTCATCTTTCAAAATGAGCAAAGGCGTTGCTAAAGACATGCGGAACTTATTGTCCGACGATATGATGAAGAAGTATGCCGCCATGGCGTCTGGAGCCATATCAACTGTAATGGCTTGGTTTGTAAAGCTAATTAAGTATGTTGATGGTCATAAAGATACAATTGTCGATATTATTGGAAATCTTGGTAAGATATTAGGCATTATCGGCAAAACTGTTTGGAAGACATTCAGTGACATCATTTATGATATTGCCAGAATGTTTGGTTTAGTGGGCAAAAAGGCTCAAGATTCTAAAGACCCACTAGACAAGATTGATGATGCTTTAAAGAACTTATCCAAGAACCAAGAGTTGATTGAGAACTTAACCAAAGCATTTATTGCGATGTTTGCGCTCAAAAAAGGTATTGAGTTTATCGGCATGCTGGCAAGTTTGCGCAAGTCACTTCTTGAAACAGCTGCCGTGTCCAAAATGGTTGATCTGTTCGGCGGTGGTAGTGGTGTTGCTGGTGTGGGCGGTAAAGCCGTTACTAAAGAATCCGGTGGAGCTGCAGCCACAGCTGGCAGTTCTAAAGTTCTTGGACGACTATTTTCTAAGGGTGGCGCTACTTCAACGGCCGAGTTAGAAGCAGCTAGTGGCCTTGGCGGTGGCAAAGCCATGATGGCTGCTCGTGGGCTAACTAAAGCTGTTCCATATATGAGCATTGCCGCGTCATTGCCAGAACTGTTTGGTACGACTAAAGCAACGTTAGGTAAACATCTGGGTGGGTTCGCTGGTTCGGTTGGTGGTGCTGCTGCGGGTGCTGCTGCTGGATCTGCAGTTATGCCGGTCGTTGGAACTGCTGTTGGTGGTGTAATTGGTGGATTTGCTGGTAGTAAGCTTGGCCAGTCAATCGGTGGTGGCATTCAAAAAGGTGTTGCTAAGACGTTCCCTAAGCTGACAAGTAAGATGTCTGATTTGGGTCACGACATGACTAAGAAGTTTAGTAGTAGTTTTAAGCCGAAGCCGTCATTGAATGATAAGCAATTTTCGAGATCATATAACAACCTGACTAAGCAACTAAACAAAAGTGCTGAAATTAAATTCAAAGTTACAACTGACCGATCTAGCATTAATAAAGCACAAAGAGTTACCGATGACACTTATAAAAAAATGAGTAAATCGGTTGACAGGTATTATAGCAACAAACGCCGGATGTCTACCAAGGACTATGCAACGTTGGTTCATAACGGTTCTATGACTGAAAAAGAGGCCAACAGGCTTTTAAATAAGGCCAAAGAGAACTATAACAAGCAGGCGAAAGCTCAGAAAGATAATATTGGAAAAATGAAAAAAGATTCTGATAGTTATTACTCAAAGCTTGGTAAGGCTGAATCACAAAAGAACAAAGAATTGGCTGCTGCCCGTAAAAAGGATGGCAATAACCATGCAAAGTATTTAGCTGATAAAAAGAGAATCGAAAAAAACTTTCAAAACAAAACGGCTGGCGACCGTAAGAAGTATTTAGCACAGTTATCCAAGGATGAAAATAAGTCAAACGATGCTGTTACAAAAGCCACTAAGATTTCATCTGGTAAGCAGTTAGATATTCTTGAAAACTTGAAAGACCACAAGGGCAAGCTATCCAAGGAACAAATGACTGAAACAATTAAAAATTCAGCTAAAGAACGCGATAAAACCATTGATAACGCCGAAAAGCAACGTGATAAGTCGGTTAGTGCGGCCAAAAAGAAGTACAAGGAGACAGTAGCCGCTGCTGACAAGGAACGTTACGAGAACGGTACAATGAGCCGGAAACAATATGAAGAAGTTGTCGGTAAGGCGCGCAAGCAACGTGACGACTCCATTGATGCTGCTGATTCCCAAAAGAAGAAGACCGTCAAGAAAGCAGAGGAAACGCACACTAAGGTCGTTGATGAAGCGACTAAACAGGCTGGAGAGCATAAGGGTGCGGTAGATACTGAAACCGGTGACGTTAAGGGATCGTGGAATGAGTTTATTGATAATATGCGAGGCATGTGGAACGGCATGATTGGCGGTATTAATGGCGTGTTGCATGCTTTAAATAAGAAGTGGGGGAACATTCCTACTTGGAAAAAGCATGCCGCTGGTCTGAACGGTTCCATGGGTGAACATACGGCGCTCGTTGGTGAAGAAGGATTCGAATACATGGGAACGTCGAATGGCTCAATTATGCCAATTGGTGTTGATGGCCCTGAGATTCGTAACATCCCCGCCGGTGCGTCTATTTTGCCACATGGTATGTCTGTTGAGTTTGCTCAGATGGCTAAAGGCTTACCTGGGTACAAGATTGGATTGCCTGGCTGGCTAACCAACACGTTCAGCGCTTTGAAGAAAGGTGCTGAGGGCGCCGTTGATCTTGTTAGCGAAGGTGCTAGTGGCGTGGTAAACAAGATTGCTAACGCAACTGGCCTTGGTAAGCTTGCAAAGACGTTCAGTGATAATACCACTGCGTTTGGCGCAATCGCGAGTGGGGCTAAGGACTCCTTGATTGATAATGCGATCAAGTATGTACAAGGGTTCTTTGATCAGTTCTCCGACACATCTGACGACGGTGCTGGTTCATTAGCACCACACTTCGGTTCACCATTTAAGGTGTCTTCGGGATATGGCCCACGTGCGGGTGGTTTCCACAAAGGTATCGACTTCGCTGCACCACTAGGCACGCCGATTCCGGCTCAATATGGTGGTACTGTCGTGCAGGCAGGCCCAGCTAGTGGGTTCGGTAACTGGGTTGTTATCAAGCCGTCTGGTGCGTCCGTAGATACCATTTACGGACACATGAAACGGATGAAGGTGAAGACTGGTCAGCATGTCAAAGCCGGGCAAATCATTGCATGGGTTGGTAGTGAAGGCCAATCAAGCGGCCCTCATGTCCATTATGAGTTGCGTGCTGGCTTGGGTGGTAAAAGCTATAACCCAATGACTTATGGTGCGAGTGCAGGTAACCCGTCTGGCCATTCGGTTAATCGCTGGCGGCCATATGTTGTACGTGCATTAAATGCCAACGGGTTCTCCGCTACCGACAATCAAGTGGCTGCTTGGATGAAGGTTATCAGACGCGAATCAAACGGTGATCCATCGGTGATTAATACTTGGGATCCTAACGCTCGAATGGGTCATCCTTCTAAAGGGCTGGTTCAAACGATTCAGCCAACATTTGATGCGTATAAGTTCAAAGGTCACAACAATCCGCTCAACGGGTATGACGACCTGCTAGCTGGGATTCACTATATGAAAGCTATTTATGGATCAGGCCCAAGTGCGTTTGCTCGCGTGAGCGGCCCAATGGGTTACGATTCAGGTGGTCGTGTCATGAAGAAACAGCTAGCATGGTTGGCTGAGAATAACCCAGAATATGTGGTTAATCCAGAACGCGATAGTGCCGACAACCTGATCGTTGAGGCGGCACGAGCACGAGCTGCCAAAGCGCCTAATGGCTTAGTTGCTAAGGCTATGCGAGTAATTGGAACTGCTAAGGCAGGTATTCAACGCACAGCGCCAAGCTTTGCATCACGGGGTGTGGCACAGGCAGAAGGCCAAGTTGCCGGCTACCCAGCAATCAGTGGCGATGTGACGATTACTGTTCCATTAGACAGCGGGGTTCTCACACAAGCGGTTTATCCTAAGGCCAAGCTTATGCAACAACGTGATATTACGATTCAGGCGAAGAAAGGAGGCTTGCACTAGTGAGTTCAATCGTTATTCAAAAGATGGACGGTACAATTTACGACCTTGAAAAATTAGGTATTCGTGTGATTAGTTTTGACCCGCCTGGGCCGAACTATCAACACACGTTTACTCAGATGAGCGAGTACAGTGCCATGTTGACTGATACCCAGATGCAGCAAACCACAATTCCACTGGTGTTCAAAGTGAATGCGGCGGACAATTATGACTATGAGTTAAAGCGAATGCGCGTGCTCAAGGTGTTTGCGGGCTATGAGCCATTCTATATCATCAATCGGCGCATTGCTTATTTACGCTGGAAGGTGGTGCCAGAAAGCTACACGTACGCTAGACAGAGTAATTATTGGGGAACACAGGCTATTACGGTAAACCTGATGTGCATTGATGGTGCGGCTGAAACCGTGCTGACAAGCCTTGATAAAGGGTTCCTGAATGGGTTCGGCATGAGTGCCAGTTTAACGTCAGTACCAAAGTATGAGTTCACTAATCAAACCGATTTCACGATTTGGAATGGTAGCACAATACCATTGCGGGCAGAAGAGCACCCAGTGCTGATTACGTTGGATTGTACAGCCAGTAAGGCAGTGACTATTACTAACCAAACGACTAGCCAAAGCCTTACGGTCACGATGCCGCTGACTAAGGGTAAACCGTTGCAAATTTATGGCTTGAAGATGGTCGTTGATGGTACGTCAGTGTTTAGCAAATCCAATCATGGCTATTTGGATTTTGCGCCGGGAGATAACAAGCTGACGGTCAGTGGCACGAATGACTTTACAATCAGCTTTAAAACACACTTTTACTACTAGGAGGCTTTTGACATGCTTATCATAACGGATTACACAGGCGCGTCAGAAGCGCTCAAAGTAACTGACTTGCAATTAACTTTGCAACTCGGACAAGTCGCTCAGCTGGACTTCACGACATGGAATGAGGGCAGCAATATGACAGGCTATAACATGTTGTCACCGCGGGCTTTAATTCAGGAACCTGGCACGGGTATGCTATTTCGGGTATCTGAAAACGATGGCAGCACTTCCGGCAAGTATTATAGCCGTGCGGTAACTTGCCTAAGCATTATTCAGGATTTGAATGATAGCTATATTCGTAGCACGATTAAGGGCAAACAGACGCTTAAAGCCTGTATGGACTTGATCACCAATGGCACCAAGTTCACGTACACGATCCATGATACAATCAGTGATCATGATTTTGGCGACGAAGAATTCGGTAATGGGCACGGCTTAGACTTATTCTTAAACACGCTAGTAACTGATTTTGGTTTTGAGTGGTCCAATGAAAACTATCATATTGATATTTACAAAACGATTGGTAAGCAGGACGCGTTTGTCTTCGTGGACGGTGATGATGTCAACTCGGTTGCTGAGACTAATGACTACACGACGATCACAACCAAGATTCACGGTGAAGGTAAACACGACGACAATGACAAGCCGAGTTGCAGCTATGACTATGTAAGCCCGAATGCTAAACTTTACGGTGAAATTGCAGCCGATGACTACCAGTCAGATAGTATCACGAGCGAAGATGAGTTGAAGAAGGTGTTGCCAGGGCAGTTACAAGATTATCCTAAGGTACAGTACACGGCTAACTTGAACACATTCCAGACAGCTTCACCGATTGGAGCAACTAACGATGCTGCCATTGGCAACTATGGTTACTTGCGAACTAGAAACGGCATTGACGTGAAGACACGGATCGCAGCTAAGACGCTGTATTTGCAAAGCACGCACACTATCTCAACTGTGACGTTTGGCAACCTTAAAGATGACCCATCAATGATTACAGCACGCTTGCAAGCTAACCGCAGCCGAGACGCTCAAGCTATTAAGCAAATCAAATATGAGAGTAACAAACTCGTAGCTGGTGCTGCTACAAGCGTTACGGTGCTGGATAAAGTAGGTGAAGTTAATGACTGATATTAGACCAATCGCGGGGAACGACAAAATAGTATTCTATCCTGTGACTCACAGCCAAGCTGTTAAGGACTTTGACAAAGGCGTCACTAAAGCAGTTGCAGCCAGTCCAGCCGAATTTTTTAACTTGTTAAAATCTGACATCGTAACTTGGCATGATGGATTGATTCCAAAAACAATCAAAATGCAGTCTCCTAATGGGACTGCTTTTTTAGTTTCAATTAATGACGATGGAAAACTTGCAGTAATGAAGGAAGGGGATAGCGATGGCAATACAACTAGTAACTGACCAGCTGTCAAACGTATTAGATGATACTTTTAGAAGTCAGCTTGTTGGCGATTTTAAGGCGATTGAAAAGGCTTTGAATGATTTAGATGGTGCCCAGGATAGGCTGAATTCGGATCATGATAAGATTAATCAGGATTTTAAAAATATCAAAGATGACAATAAAACTAGAGATGCGAATGTTCAAGCTATCGTCAACATTCTGGCTAAGTATGATGTACCGATTCAAATTGTTAACGGCAAAGTAGTAGAGACTGAGGAAGGTGAGTAAATGATTAGTACGATTACATTAGATACGTATAAGCAACAAATTGGTTCAGGTGATGCGTTCAATCTTAGTGATAGCTTTAACGGCCGGGTGGGCGATGAACAGGTTCCACTGGTTGCTCAATTTAAAGAGCGGGGGCTAGCACAACAGTTTAAAGATGGGCTAGTGCCATTTCTGACCGGCTTCGTAGGCAGCCTTGATGAAAACGACCAAGTGACCGCCGAAACCGGTGAAGCGGTTAGCTATGTTGGGACTAGTGATGACATTGTGGGCTTGGGCCGTGTGAAGATGAACCTTCCCGGAACCATGTTCCCACAGGAAGGCTATTTCTATGGATTCTTGGGGTTACAGAATGCTGACGGTAAACGCGTCACGACCTTTAATGTCTGGTTCCACGTCTATAATGGTAACCCGGACATGTTTGTCAACAAGTCGCCGTTCCGGACAGAATTACAGAAGATTTTGGATGCAGCGCAAGCGCTAGTTAATACTGAAGATGGTCAATTTAAAACTGCAATGCTTGCTTGGAAACAACAAGTTACGTCCTTATTGACGGATGTCAACGGCGATGTTGCTAAAGTACACACGACCTTAACCTTAGTGCAAGCAGAACTGGATAAATTGAACACTAAAATTCAGGACGCTGACTTAGTGACAGCAGCGGACTTAAAGGCGTTTACGGCAACCATTAATCAACAGGTGGCGGATACCTTGGCCGTTAATATTGATGAAAGTGATCTGTTCGGAGGCACCGTTAAGTCAGCCGATTTAACTACTTTAAAAGCGATGGATCAGGCATTGGATACTAGCAAGTTTAATTTCGTATTTATGACCGATAACCATTTTGGTCAGCTCAGTAACTTGCCAACTAAACCGACTAATTATGCGCTGCAACACGTGGCGAATGCTAACTATTTTGGTGATGTAGATGCGGTGGTGTTAGGCGGAGACAATACCGACGGATCAACAATCCCGATGGCGGCACTAACCAGCGATGTACGACAAATGGCGGCCAAGTTTCTGTATGGCGGCTTAACAGATGTTGACCGGTTTACGTTATTGGGTAATCACGATGACGGTTCATTGCGTACTGATAGCTGGGTGACCGATGGTAAAAGCTACGAATTTCCCGGGGCGATTTCTGAAGCACAGTTAGCCCGTTATTATCATACCGCTGATTGTACCTATGGCGAACAACGGGTAAATGGCAGCTTCTACTTTTACAAGGACTATCCGGATAAAAAAATTCGGTTAATTGGCTTGAATTCGGACGACATGCCGGAGGATATGCTTAATGCGGATGGTTCACAAACCTATTCACGGATTCATCACGTTGGTTACCGGCAAGCCCAATTAGATTGGCTTGCGAATACCGCGCTATCAAACTGGCCGGCTGGCTATACAGCCGTTATTATGGCACACGTTCCGTTAGATGGTGATGGTGGAGTTGACGGCAAAACTAATTTTAACTTTGGTGCTTTACAACAGATTCTAAGTGCTTTTAAAAACGGTGAAAGTAAATCTGTGACGGGAACGACGCCTAATTTTGAGGTTAATGTTACGACAAATTTCAACCAGCAGGGTCCACAGCCAATTGCCGGCCTATTCCATGGCCACTTACACATTGAAAGTTATAACCAAGTAGCTGGAATAAACAACATTGGGCTGACGTCATCAGTACCGGGGTATGATCCTGCCATGACTGATTCTGATGCGTTTGTTATTATCACAATTGATACCAAAGCCCAAAAAATCGGTATTAAGGGCTTCGGGCGCGCAACTGATCGTCAGTTCAATTATTAGGAACGGAGGCAAAAAGATTGAAAAAGGTAAGCTTAAAAAAAGCTGTCGAACTAAACAAACAATCCATTCAGTCACATATAGGTTCTGGGGATCAAGCTCATTTACCAGTATCAAGTGAACACGCCGGCTTTATGACCCCGGATTTGTTTCACAATCAACAGTTAGCATCTGGTAATCGGCAATGGTTAGATGTGGGGACGGATGTTCAGACATTGGCTCCAGGTCATTATGTCGGAACCGATATCCAGAATTCAGCCTTTCCGGATTCGCCGGGTGCGATTGTACTAGTGGATGTCACTGATGCAACGGGCGTCGATGGCAGCGACTACCGGCAGATTGTGCAGATGCTGTCAGTTAACGGTGAAATTCGAGTGATGAATCTGCATGGGAAATCTACGTTAACGCCTAAAGGTTATTCAACCATTGAGCGGGTAGAACCGTTATGGACTGGGAGTGTAGATACTGTAGGAACGACCTTAACTTTAGCTGATACCATCGCTAATATGTCAGCCGTACGCGTAACGACTGACAACGGTGGTGGTGGTGTTAAGACGACGGTTATACCGAAGCCTAAATCGGTGAGCGCATTAGTAGCTGGGATTGAAGACACAAACATTACAACTAACGGCGATTCTGCTAGCGTGTTTGAAATGTCGATTAGCCTTAACAATAATACTGCTAAAATTACGACTAATACGGTGTATGACATCAAGCAACAGTTACAAGTAAAAACCGGATTAATGAAAGTATTAAGCATTGAGGGGGTATTCTAATGCAACTCGTAGTAAATGAGCAGCAGCAAATTATCGCTTATTCAATCTTAGGAAATATTGCCGGAAGCGTGGATTATGATGGCGCTGTACCGGAGGATTTTGCGATGAATTTCGTGCCAAATCTGTATCTACTACAATCAAATATGATTGTTACGAATCCGGATTATGTGGCCCCAACTGTGTCACCAGAAGCACCCACAGCGGAACAACAAGCGTTAACAGTGATGGCGCAACAGGCGGCAGACCAACAGCAGCACATTATCTCAATTGAAAAGGCATTAACTGCCTTAGCACAAGGAGGTGCTAAATCATGATGATTGTATTCAAATTTGCATATCAGTTGTGGCACACGATGGATAAAACCGAAGTTGCTGCGGAAGTAGCTAAGAATTCGATTACGGCTGATGACTACAAGACAATTACAGGTGAGGACTACGTAGCGCCATCTGTCTCATTACAATAAAAGGAGGCTATACGATGGATAAAACATTAGAGTTTACAACTAAATCGCCTCGGCAAATAAAGCAAGGCGACACCGAGACGATTTTTACCTTCATTTGCAAAAACGCCGGATCAGCTGTCGACTTAACTCAGGCCACTAGCATTACCGCTAAGATTGGCAATGTCAGTGGTTATTTAAGAAGTCAGCCTATCGCGATTACTAGTTTGGCTGGCATAAAACCAGGCTGGCTTAATTTACAGCCTATGCCGGATTTGGTTGCAGGACTTCCAGCTGGGGATTATCAGCTAGAAATTTGGGTGATTGACCAGGCAGGAACAAGTATTTATCCTAGTGATAAACCACTCGGTTTTACCGTTACAAACAACATTGAGAGCGAGTCTGGTGCGAGTATTACAACGGTCGCTTTTGATGACTTTGTGAAAGCAATGAATAAGGCTGCCAGCACAATTGATAAGGGCGATAAAGGCGACAAAGGTGATAAGGGCGATAAAGGCGATATTGGCCCGCAAGGCGTGCCAGGCCCA